GACAATACGCATTTTACCTTCCTGAAGTATCTGAAAGATGCCAAGCAATCACAGCTTGGACTGACCGACTTGGGCAATCTTCAAAACATGAAGATGAACATTGCCAATGACACGGCCGACAAAATGCTGGAATCAATCGGCCCGATTGCCAAGGGCATTGCCGCACGCATCGAGAAAGGCAATAAAGCGGTTGGATACCGCATGAAATTCCTGATTCTGCAATGGTTCAATGTGCGCCGGATTATGGAATACGTGGGGCCCGATAACATTGCGCGCGAAGTCTTTGATTTCAACCCCGATGATCTGGTTCCCAGCCATTTACCGGATGAAATGGTTGGCGGCAATTTCCCGGAATCGCCTTCCCAGTATGACCAACTTACACGAGCGCGCTGGTTTGCCAAGCAGATTCGGCTAGTGTCCGTGCCAAGCACCTTGCTCAAAATTACGCAGATGCAGGAGCAACTGAAGTATCTGCAACTGAAGCGCGGTCAGGCGCCAATTTCTTGGGCGACAGTCATGAAAAAAATGGGGGTTGAGAATTATGGGGAAGCACCAGGCAACACCGAACGCGAAAAGTGGTTTAACGAGGAGCTGGAAACACAGAAGCTGCAAATCCTGGCGCAAGCTCAGGCAGCGCAATTGATGAAGCAGCTCGGCGTCGAACCGCAGCAGGGCGCACCAGGAAAAGGCAAAGGGGGCGGTAAGGGCGGCGGCGGAGACAAGGGTGGCGGCGGCGGCGGTCGAGAACCGTCAGGAGGAAAGGCGCCCAAACTCAAGCAAAAAGGCGCACAGGGCGGAACCCCGCGCACGACAGTGACCGAGAGTTAAGGAGACGAGCATGCAACCAGTAATCAAAATCCAAAAGGATTTTTTCGAGACCGAAGCCAGTATGGAGTTACCCACTGATATTGGGCAATTGAACGAAATTTTGAAGGGGATCAAGTCAACCGGAAAAATGCAGGTTCAATACAACCAGGGTTCCGTGCAAGGGGTCAATATCACCATGCACACCAAGATTCCTGAAGCCCAAGCAAGCGAAATCCGGTCATTGCTGAAAATCGGCGACAAAATTTTGTAATTAGGCCTTGACACGAAAAAAGATTCGGCCTACAGATGTAAAAGAATCAACCGAGCGACATGCCCCCCCTCCTTGGGGAATCAGCAATGGCTCAAGAACCGAAATGGCTCTTGGGCCATTTCTATTTTGCACCCAAGGAGAAATCACATGGGAAAGCGTGGAAGAAAAGTTAGCGCATTGAAGGCAAGTCACCTGAAGAAGGGTGGCCGCAAGGGCCGTCGCAAGGGCGGAAAGAAACGCAGCAGCATCAAGGCGTAGTTAGCCGTTCCCCAACGGCAGCTTAGCCGCCGTTGGGGACCTCACCAGGAGATCCAATGGCTACAGCTTCACAACCAATGCCAGATCAGCAAGGTCAGGGTGCGCCAGCTCCAGGTGGCGGCGCTCCATCGACACCGCCTGATCAAGGCGCACCCGATCAAAATACGCCGCAGCAACCGGGCGCTTCCTCTCAGGCACCTGCGAACCCCATGCAGATGCTGCTTGCGCGCTGGTATCAGACGGTCAAGCAAATGGCCGCTTCCGATCCGCGTCTGGCTTCGGGCGCCGAAAAAATCGCGCAGGGAATTCAGGAGATGCAGACCGCTTTGGTCAGTCCTCCGCAGCCCACCCCTGTAGGTCAACAACCGCAATATTAACGCTTCGGGAGAATACACGAAATGCCGACTGTTCAAGAGGTTTTAAAACAATCCGGGTTGACTGACGAGCAGATCACCGCGCTTGATGCGAAGGCGATTTCTGCGTTTACCGGGGTTCTTACCACCGCCGAACAGGAACGGCAGGCCGCACAGCAGGCCGCTGCAAAAGCGGAGCAGGAAAGAAAAGCCGCAATGGAATCGGTCGAAAAGGCCGAACAGGAACGGAAGGCCGCAGCGGAAGCGCTCGAAGCGCAAGAAGTTCGCAAACGCAGCAACGACCAATTTTATGAAGAAAGCATCGTGCCGGCGCTAAATAACTGGGGCAATGAAAAGACCCAGAAAGACGCTGAGCTGGCTTTCTACAAGACACAACTGGAAAGCGCAAAGGCCACCGGATTCATTCCGACCGAAGCTCCCAACTATCAGCCGCAGCCAGCCGCCGCACAAGCCGCACCGCAACGGGATGCGCAGGGCCGTTATATCGCCGGCGCCCAAGGTGGCACGCCAGGCAGCCCAACTTTCACGATGGAAGCCATCGATCAGCGCTTGGGCAACGGCATCAGCAATATTGGCTGGGCCATGCAGGAGTACCAGAGATTGACCGGTGGCCAGTTCCTTCCCGATTCCTTCGACAAGTTGGCGGAAGAAGCCACCAATTCGCGGTTGCCTTTCCGCGATTACGTGGCGCGGAAGTACGATTTTACTGGCAAGCAAGCTGAGATTCAGCGCAAGCAGCAAGAAGAACACGATACCAAGGTTCGGCAAGAAGCCTCAGCGCCTTTTGAAGCAAAGTTGAAAGAAGCCGAAGCTGCCAAGCAAAAAGCGATTGAAGAAACTGATCGCAAGTGGGCCGAAAAGATTGGTTCCAACCCTGACGTGCATATTGCGCAGCCCAGCCGGTTCGCCGATGTTGCGCGTGCAGTCAAGGCCAACGAACGGCCCGATCCGTTGAATTTGAATGAACAGCAGCGCCGGCAGGCAACATCGCAGGCAATTCGGCAGGAAGTTGTCGAGCACGGGCAAGAAGTAGCAGCCTAGCTCCGCAGCAGTTTTGGAAAATCAATCGAGACGCATGCCCCCCTTCAGGGAATCAGCAATGGCTCAAGACCAGAGATGGCTTGAGCCATTTCTATTTCATTCTCAAGAAGGTGTCCAGTGCCAACCGATCCTCTCTATAACGAAATCGATGCGTCGAACCTGGAAAGCGTCCGCAAAAATGTAGTCTTCAACAACCTGTTTGTGGATACGCCATTTCAGGCCAAGCTCCGCAGGGCTGGTGTGTGGGATGAATTCCTCGGGGGCGCCGGCATGATGGAAGGTATTCTCTACGGGCGCACGCAAGGCGCCGCGGTGAATCCCGGCCAGACGGTCACCGTGACCCGCCAACAGATCAATACCGGCATCAAGTTCCTGCCGAAGGCGTATGCCACATGGTATCCGCTGGACGACTGGGAAATGGATGACGGCTCTGGCACGGGCGGCGTGATCAACTCCGGTCCGTCAAAGATTGTGGACGAGTACCAGCTCTACATGGAAGCCATGGTCATGACCATGAACACCATGCAGGAGATGGATTCCTTCCGCCACGGCCAGCCTTCTTCCGCCACGGTTCAGGATGACCGCGTCAAGGCCATCAACGGCTTGGACGAAGCCTTGAACAACGGCATTGATCCTTCCGTCTTTGGCAACACCTATGTGAACTACGGCGGCCATGCGCGTAACGGCAATATCGGCATGGCCCTGAACAGCACGCCGCTCTACTTGGGAACGCCAACCGGCGGCACTGGCCAGATTGACTTTGCCGCGCTGATGCAGTTGTGGTCGCAGTGCAAGGTGACGGGTGGCAATCCGACGCTGGGCATCACCAACGTTTTCGGGTTCCGCGCCATCGCCGTTGCGCTCGATGCGCAGCGCCGCGACATTTCGAACACCAAGCACGATATCAAGTGGGATGGCCTGAACTTCAACGGCGTCGACATTTACGCCGATCCGCTGGCGCCCTCGGCTCAGGCTCAGAACTTTATTGAGCTGGCCCCGGCAAACGGCGCGGCAGGCAACACAAATCTTCAGGATGGCGTTGGATCAAGCACGACCACGGTAACCTTCACGACTCCGCAGTTCACCAAGAACGGCGCGCCAGTGGCTGTTTCGCCGACTGGTTCTGGATTGCCTTCCAACACCACGATTCAGCCTTCCGAAGTGATCTACTTCCTGGAGCCGGAAAGCTTCAAGATCCGGCCGACCAACAAGAAGGGCTGGAACTTTGGTCTGCGCCGCGCACCGATGCCGAATAACGTGAGCATCGACGCCTTGTTCATGCGGTTGGGCACAAACCTTTACAACGTGCAGCCGCGTCACAGCAATTACGCTTTTGGATTCTCGGCATAAGGAGAAAACGATGCCTTTTCAACCAATTCTTCCAACTTGGCTTGCGTGGAATAACGCTAACTTTACTTCGCCGACGGGAATCACCGATAACCGGACCGGCCAGCCCTTTGGAGCTGGTGGCCTGAATCTTGGCGACTTTTTCGACGCGACCAACGAGGAAGCAGCTAGCGCTTCCTATACGACCAACGGCCTTCTGTATTCCGGCCGGTATCGCTTGATCCGGGTAGATTCGGGCGCGACTGCGGCCAATGTGAAGACCGGCACGGTCGGCTATCTCCGGGCCGGAAGCACCGTCAAGACCGTTGTAATTACGGGTGCTGGTTCCGGCCAGACGGCGGGCACTTACACCGTTGCAGCCAATTTCGGAAATGGCGGCTCCGGCGCAGTGATTCAGGTTGTGGTCGGCTCGGCTGGTACGGTGATCTCGGCAACTGTGCTGCAGGGCGGATTCAACTATACGGCACCTCCGACTTTCACCCTGGTTACGGGTGGCACGCCTGGCACGGTGGCAGCGCAGTTGAACACCACGCCGAACTTGGTGACCAGTTACGACATAGCTCCGGTGAAAGACGGTCGCGCAGTTGTGTTCCTAAACTCAATTACTCCTGGAAACTATGGGTTTATTCAGGAATTGGGCACAGCGACAGTCCTTGCCAGTGGTGCAGTTACTGCGGGTGACTTTGTTAACTCAACAACTCTTGGCGTTGTTGTAAGCGGAACGACCACCTATGCCCAAGCTACCATTGGCACGGCAATTGACGCTGGCAGCACTGGCAATTTGTTCAAGATTCAGTTGAACCTTCCGGTGGTACAGGACTAATTGCGATGGGGGATGGGTCGGTTTACCATCCCCCGCGCAATGCCATTGAGCAGTCGCAGCAAGGAGTAATCATGATTCTCACAGCACTCGGAAAAGGCACTGGCGGCGGTCCACTCTATCCAGAATTTGTGGGCAGACGCGGCCTCTTTGTCGGAACCGGTACAGGACCTGCTACTTATAGCGCTTCGACCGGTGATGCGGTTACGCTTGCACTTCCGAATTATTACATTGATGCCATCTGCGGCGGGTTCATGTCGACAGACGGGAGTATTTTTGCGCTAGCCGGTCCGACAGGAACAGGCACGAGGCAAACGTGGAATCTGTATTACTACGTTGCTTCAACTGGTGCGCAAGCGAGCGGAACAGCGGTTGCCGGAAAGGTATTTCAAATCGCCGCGCTTGTCGGTCAGTTTTAACGAGGTCTTTCCCCCGAAGACAAACCAAACGCCTCTTGCGGGGTCACTCGCAGGGGGCGTTTTGGTAACAAGGGGAAAAGGTAACGGCGGGCAGCGAACGGTTGGCAGTAAACAGGGCATGGGGGCGAGGGCGACATGGCATTTCAAAACATGGTTCAAGAGCTTCTCGGCATCCCTGGTTGCAATCTTGGCTTGGTGAAAACCAAGCTCAATGAAGCCTTGCAGACCATTCAAAATGAAAACGTCTGGAGTTTTCAAATGCAGACGGGCGGGTGGTTGACGCCACCGCTTCTTGGTTCGCCGACAACCACCTTTCTCAGCCCCGGAACGATCACAGTAACGCCTTTCACCAGCACGATCACCGGAGACGCCACGGCCTCGGCCGCATGGATTGCCACGATCACCAACCCGCCGCTGATTACCCAATATCAGATCCGCGTTCCGTATTATTCGCTTTATAACGTCATTGCCCTCAATGCGACAAACACCTCCGCCGTGGTGCTGACGCTGGACCGGCCATGGATGGAGCCGCAGCAGACTAATTCGCACTACATGGCCTATCAGGCCTACTATCCGGCTCCGGCTGGCTTCAAGCGCTGGTACGACATCCGCGACACCACGAACAACAACCAGCTCGATTGGTGGAGCAAGACGCAGATCGACTTGGCGAATGAAGATGCGGAGCGGACCGATTTTGACGAGCCCCTCTACGTTATTCCCTACGGTCC